TCAGAGACGAGGACAGAGATCGGTTCCGCCAAGCGGTTCCGATCCTCTTTGGCTGGCCATCTCCGTTGCCGGGAATGAGCCGAGGCCGGCCTGACCGGCCGATCTCTTTCACGACCGGCCGGTCTCCGCCGCACCCCAACCCCTATGGGCTGGGCCATGGTTATCGCCTTCCTCAGCTACCAGAACCGAAGGCGCCCGTCAGAACCGAGAACGGGTAGCGTGTGGTCGCGTCGTCGTTGAGCCGGTTGATCGGGTTCGGGACCTGCCAGGCCAGGCGCATGACGGCCCGCAGGGCCACCATGTCTTGCTGAGGCAGGTTGAATACGATCTGACCGAACTCATCGGTGATCACGGCCTGGTCCAGGATCTTCCAGGTCATGTCCTGGCGCAGCGCGTAGACCAGCTGCGTCCAGTCGCCGGTGATGATGGGCGAAAGAGCCCCATCGAAGGCGCCGTTCCGCGGGAAGATCATCGGCTGCCCATCCAGGGTATACCGCGTCTTCTCCTGCATCCCACCACTCACCCCACCATTCAGGGTGGCGAACAGAGGGATGCCCTCAATGGCACTCTGTAGGCCCCGCAGTACAGCACGAACCCGAACTGCAGCCGCATGGCCAGTGACGAAGTACCCATCCTCTTCGACCAGAGCGATCAGGCCAGCGGTGCCCATGATCGCGGGGAACGGGTCGGTCAGGGCGCAGGTGTTGCCGGCCGCCACGCAGGCATCGTAGATGTCCAGCGGCCAGGCCGCCGGCGCATTGGTGCCCCAGAAGATGGCCCGGTCGATCACGCCACCGATGGCCTCGACGATCCGAGGCTTGATCTCGCCCCAGATGTCGTAGTCCGCGTCGTCAAGGACGGTCTCCGGGATGGGGACGATGCAGGCGATCTCTTCGGCGTTGAGGTACTGGTTCTCCCACATCTGCTTGGTCGTCTGCTTGAGGCCCTTGTCGACGTCGCCGCTGCCGCTTCCGCCACCGGGCACGCCGGTGACGAAGTAGGCCGACGGCAGAACGCTCAGGACCGGCGTCCGGGTCACGCCCGAAGCCATGTCCGGGAGCCGGCGCCCCAGCTGCAGGACGGCCGACTGTTCGACCGCACCCTGAATGATCTCCCGTGCGGTTTCCTCGGGGATGAGCGCACCCGCGTCTCCCCGGCTGATGTAATCGCTGTAGCCCATGACGCACCTCCGTGCGTGTTAGCGACGGCCGGCCGCCCGTCGGATCGCAGCATTCATGCCCGTGGTCGGATGGTCGTCGCCCCCTGTGCCAGCGCCAGCATTGCCTTTCGGCGGTGGTGCCTTGCCGGCGAATAGCTCTGGATACTTGGTCTTCAGAGTCTCGAAGTTCACATTGCCCTTCTTGTCGAACAGGTCGTCTTGAACAGCGACGACATAGGCCAGTTTCAGGTTGGTCACGCCGGTGGCATGAGCGGCATCGTAGAAGTCAGCCCGGCGATCGGTCTCGGCGAGCTTGTCGGCCATCTCGGTCAGGCTCTTCTGCAGCTCAGGCTCTTTGGCCAGCTTCTTAGCCGCCTCCCTGAGCTGCCCCTCGAGGTCCTGACGGGATGTCCGCTCCGAGTCGAGCGCCGACTTCAGTCCCTTCTCGTGTTCGGTGATCAGCGTCTTGATCGGCTCTGGCTGAGCTCCGATCCACGTGTCGAAGGTGACTGGTGCCGCGGCGCCGGCCTTCCCTTCCGCTCCCGTTCCCGCGCCAGCGCCACTTCCCGCGCCTCCCGCGCCCTGGCCAGCGCCTGTGCCAGCCTGGCCTCCCGCCTGGCCGCCGCCGGCTCCGTCCGGAGCACGGTACTGGGTGAACCCGAATCTGGTCGTCATCGTGTCTCCTTCGGCATCCCGCCGAGTTGGGCATCCCGCCCTGGTGACCAAGGCATCTCGCCTCGATCGCCCTAAAACGAAAGCGCCCCCGATCCATCACGGATCGAGGGCGCCAAATCCTCTAGGCACGGATGCTCAAAAGACCCGTGCCGGCTCAGTTGTCGGAAGTCACTCTAGCACAGAACCTGCCGAAATGCAATCATTGCCGCAGGTACTGGCACTTTCAGTGGCCGATCTCTGCCAATGCACGCACACCAAGGGTAGGTCCCCATTCCTCGTTCTCTGCAGTGGTCACGAACTGCCTTAGATCGGTCACCTGGCCGCTGCTGTAGAGATCATATCGGGCCGGCCCAAGGATCTCGCGCTGCACTGCTTCTGGCTGCACATCGAGCCAATCCTGGCCAGCCTGCCACTGGACCGCCGGCATGTCGAGGATCTGAGGTATCATCGCGCATCTGTCGTTCGGATGGATCTCCATGAGCTCACTGGTTTCGTATTCCTCACCATCCAAGGCAATGCAGGTCAGGCAGGTGTCAGCATCATGCGCCGCGATCCGTCGGTACCCGGTCACCACGCCGCTTTGCTCGTACTCCAGGCGGGAAGCCTCCCGGTAGGTGCGCAGCATCTCCGTCCTGGCGATCGTCATCATGCGGTCCAGACCGTCGGTCATCCCATCGGCCATGGCCCGGGCGACGATGCGTGGACTATCGCCGACTGCAATGCCGCGGACCAGCGCGTTCGTCAGACCGTCGACCGCATCCGGCCAGGCCGCCCGGAGCAGCTGCGCCAACGGCGCATCGAAGCCGGGCCCAGCCATACCGACCATCGTCTCAACGACTGCGGTCGGTACGATGTTGAATTGCAGGGGGATCTCCAAGCCGGCGTCGACCATTGCTCCACGGATACCCTGGGCCGAGTGGAGAACCCCTAGGGCGGCCAGATGCCGCTGCTCCTCCCGGATGAATGGCAAGACGCTCGTACCAAACTGCCCCAGCTGGCGCTGCACGGCGCCCAGCAGATCTCGATAACGCTCGAGTTCGGCAAGCCGCCACGCCATGATCGTCTCGCCGGCATCCCGCATCTCAGCAACCTGCGCTGCCAGCGCGTAGATCCGGGCCTCGAGCTCGTCCTCGATGGTGAGCCAGGCGCGGCTCATGTGATCGAGGACGCTATGCTCTCCAGCTCGCAAGGCGATCCGGTGCTGTGTGATCGCCCGGATGACGGCGGACTGTTCCTCGGCCAAGAAAGCCTAGCCTCTCCCGGCCTTATGCCGGATGGCTTTGTTCATCTCGGCATTGCCGCTGGCCGGTTCAAAGCTGACGTACTTCTGATCATGCGCCTTGCACCAGGCCCGGGCCTGCGCCGCCGTGTAGCGGCTGGCATCGAACCGGATGGCCTGGAGTTCGACTGCTCCTTTGGCCGGGATGCCCCAGATCGCATCGATGCCCGGACCGAACTTGTCATTCTCCCGACGAAAGCGAACGTACTTGTCGGGACTGTTGATACGGGCGGCATGCTCCGCGGAATAGGGCATTTCATCCCCCATCCGGCAGTGCCGGCTTCGTCGATCGACGCTGGGCCTCGACCAGGGCGGCCGCCAGGCTACTCTGGCCCTGCGCACTGGCCTCTTTCTTATCCTTCGCCATCTGATCCAGATCTGCCTGCGCCCAACCCTCCCGGCGTAGCGCTGTAACCAGCGGGATCCCGGCCCGGGTCGAGCTTTCCCGGATCTCGGCCTGCGTCTTGGGCTGGATCGTTTCGACTGCTGCCCATGACACGGCGATCCCCTGTTCGTCAACCTCCTGGCCGGCCACCTTCAGGGCGAATGCCGCTACCTCGCGCCAGGTGGGCGTCAGATGATCGATCCGGTCCTGGACCTTCTTGTTGAGCGGAGCCTCGAGGGCAATGAGCGCCTCCCCCGATGGATCCCCGCCCTGTGCGAACAGGAAGTGCTTGGGGGTGTTCGTGATCCGGCCGATATCGGCAGCCAGCTTCTCGATGGCGTCTGTGTAGTTCTTCAGATCACTGGCCTCGAACTGGCCTACCGAGGTTGGCTGGCCCAGCCCATCGCCGGCCGGGATGAACCAGTGCTCGTAGGGTGCATTCTGAAGCGCCTCCAAGTCGCCGGCATTGCTGATCACCCAACGCTGGCGGAAGGCGCCGAACTCCGCGCAAACCATCATGTCCAGCAGGAGCTTGTTGATGGCGTTCTGAATCGTGATCACATTGGCCAGCTCGCCTTTGATCACGCGCGACTCGAGCCGGAAGTGGAAGACCGGAACCGCCTCGAACGGGTTGGGGGCCTCGGGTGGATCGGCCGGCTGGAAGGACCGCCAGGTGGTGACACTCGTCGCCTTCCCCTGGCTGATGTAGTAGACAAGGCGATCGGGATAGTAGAGTGTCAGCCGCCGCTTGAGTTCGCCGTCGATCCACCACTTGGCCGCGTACTGCTTGGCCCGGGGGTTCTCGGGGTCGTAGAAGACGTGGCAGAGGCGCGGATCGTTGTAGTAGATCTGCACAGGTTGGCTGCCCTCCGCTGTCTCGCCCGGCCAAACGATCATGAAGGCCTCGCCGATCGCCAGCACTGCCTCGTGAACGCTCTTGGCCTCGAGCTGCAGGCGCTGCCGCTGCCACAGATCGTTCAGCAGATCGGTGGCCGGCTTGTCCTCGGCTGCGGTGATGCCCTGCAGGCGCAACCGGTCCGCCACAGCATCGACCACCACGGCGCACCAGTTCTCGACCACGCGCACATCGACATTCCTGAAGATCTCGCGCAGCCGGGAGGAGGCATAGACGACGGGCTGGTCCCCATCGTAGTACTCCCAGAGCTCGGTATAGGGGATCTGCTTGGCGGTCAGCGCTTTCACCGCCCGCTGCAGATCGGCCTCATCTTGCGAGGCGCTCCCGACGACCGGTTCCTCGTCCTGTGCGATTGGTCCACTGATCGATTTTCTGACTGTCATTGCTTACCTCCGCCCAGTTGTCGCCGCCCGCGCCTCGACCGCGGTGAGCGAATTGAACGAACCCAGGGTTGCCTCCCAGATATCGTCGTGCTTCGCGTCTGGGATCGCATGTAGATGATTGAGAAACCCTTCGGTCCACGGAGCCTGCAGGACCTTCACGTTGCCGACCTCGGCCTGTGAGGCAAATGCGCGCCCCCGAATGAGTGGGTCCTTATGGCTGGGCGCTCGCACGCCGCCGCATGGGATACCCGACAGCAGTGAAACCAACCGGCGATTCTCCCGGATGCTTGCGGAGCCCGGCTCGACCTCCCAACGCGCCCGATACCGCGCCTGTGTCTGGGCTGCAAAGCTCATGTCGGCTCGCGTGGTGTTCATGAAGTACCGATCGACCTCGGCCGGGTTCCATTGGCCGGCAAGGACATCCTCGACAAAGTACAATGCTCCGACACGCCGGATTCGGACGCCCGCTGTGTAATCAGGATCATCACCGGCCATCTGCTTCTTGGTGGCGGCGAAGTCCCAGAAGCGGCAGAGCTCCCCGCCCGCCGGCGTCGCGGTCACCGTCTCGAACCAGGCCCGGTTCACGATCTTGCCGGCGGAGGCTTTGACCTTCCAGTTGCCGTTCAATAGACGTTCGCGCTCAACCAGCGGCAGCGCCATCAGGTTGGCCAGGTAACCGGGATCCCGCTCGAGCAGGATCTTGTTGTCGTAGATCGAGGCCGGAATGAAGGTGACGGACTTCGGCATGAGATCGGGATGCCGCTCTCTCAGCTCATCAGGCGTATCGGCCCAGATCAGCTCCTCGGCATCGGTGCGAACGAACCAGCGGATGTGGCCAGCCCGTTCAGGGATGGCGAAGCCGGTCTCCTGATCGATCCACCACTCCAGGAAGGAGGCCAGGAAGCTGTCTGGATCTGGATTGCAGGTCCCGCGTACATATGGACGTACGCCGCAGGTTGAGCGGTTGCGGCTCAGCATGTAGAAGAACTGCGAACCCGAGAACCGCTCGAGCTGGTCGAAGCCGAGCAGGGCGACCTGCGCACCC